AACTTCGTGCAAAAGTACCGAAGTGGCGTCGCGAACATCGTGCATTTTGCACGAAGTACGCGCACTGCTGTAGGCGTAGGCTCGCGCGCGCCCGCGCGCGAAGATCTTAAGAACAAATACGAAGAAGTAGTAGACGCGCGCGCGCGCGAGGCGGACGCGTTTGTCGCCTGGTTCGAGACCGAGTACGCCGCGCGCCACGATGGTGCGCGCTGCACGATCGAGCGCGCGCCCGATGGCGGGCGCGTTTACGACTTGCTTCGCCGCGGCCGCACCGTCGACCGGCTGAAGGCCATGACGCTTCTGCTTTGGAGCGTCACGACGGACGCTGTGCAGGGGAGCGATCGCTGGTACATCGCGGAACGCGTCCCAGTCCGCAATATCTGGCTGCTGCATCGCAAGGCGGATTTTCTCGATCTCGAGGTAACCCGGGCGTTGGCGGCCGTGGCGCCAGAACCCGATGTGTGGACGGAGATCCTGCACCGCATCGAGCTGAAGCTGGATCGTCACACGTTCTACAAGTGGTTCCGCGGCACAGAGCTCGCCGAGGACCACGGACACTACCTCACCGTCGCAGCGAAAACAGACCTCGACGTCGGCTGGATTCAGCGGCATTACGCCGATGTGGTACGTGCGGCCGCTGGTGACGTGCGGCCAGGCCTACGCGTCGATTTCGTGTCACCGTTGGCGAAGACGGGCATCCGGAGGCGCAGCGGATGACGCCGCAGTACGGCTGGCTGAGCGTCGATGACGTGCTGGTTTCGACTCGGCAAAAAGTCGAGATCGTCGCCGAATTCCCGTTCGGGAAGGTCCGGATCCGCGCGATCGAGAAAACCAAGATCGCGCACCGCGAGCCGTGGTTGAAACCCGGCGCGGAGGCAACCGTGGCGAAAGACCGCGTCGAACCCATCGACGAGCCGGAGCCAGCCGCGTGACGACGGCGCGATCGATTCATCTCGGTTTCGAAGTCGGCAGCGGGAAGGCGGTCGAGATCCCGGTCCGCCATCTCTGCGTCACCGGCCAAACACAGGAAGCCGGGAAGACGACGACGCTCGAGGCGCTCATCGCGCGGTCGACACTGCGCGCGCTGGCGTTCATCACCAAACCGGGCGAGGCCTCGTTCGCCGGCGCGCGGGGGATCGCGCCGTATTTTCGCGAACAAGCCGACTGGCGCTTCGTCGCGTCGCTCCTCGAGGCGCACCTGGGCGAACGGTTGAAGTTCGAGCGGAACTGGATCTCGCGCGCCGCCGAAGGGCAGAAGACGCTCGAGGCCGTGCGCACGCGGGCCTGGTCGCTGGCGGAGTCGGCGCGTGGCGGGTTCAACCAGGACCAGTACCGCATGCTCGGCGTGTATCTCGACGAACTCCTGCCGGCGATCGCCGCGATCCCCTGGGCGACGCGCCTCGAGCTCGCCGCCGGCGTCAACGTGGTCGACGTCTCAGGCGCGTCGACGTCGATCCAGAACCTGGTGATCAAGTCGTCGATCGACTGGGTGCTCGAGCGCGAGCGCGACGTCGTGGTCGTCGTCCCGGAGGCGTGGAAGTTCGTGCCGCAGGGCCGCGGGACGCCCGTGAAGCTCTCGGCGGCCGCGTTCATCCGGCAGGGCGCGGCCAAGGGCAACTACCTCTGGATCGATTCGCAGGACCTGGGCGGCGTCGAGAAGGAAATCCTGCGCTCGGTCGCGGTGTGGCTCCTCGGCGTGCAGCGCGAGGCGAACGAGATCAAGCGCACGCTCGAGAACATCCCGGCGCCGGTGCGGCCAAAGGCGCAGGACGTGCAGACGCTCGAGCTCGGGCAGTTCGTCGCCTGCTGGGGCAAGCACGCGATCCGGACCTACGTGCAGCCGGTGTGGATATCCGACCATCTCGCGCGCCAGGTGGCGACAGGCGTGCTTGACGTGCGCAACGCGTCGGCGATCGCGGGCATCGGCCGCGTGCGACGTGCCGCCGAGGCCTCCGGCTTCACGAGCGTCGGCGCGATCGCGCGGCAGTTGACAGAGCGGCCAAAGGAGGAACGGGTGACGAAGGACGAAGCCGCGCGGCTCACACGCGAGAACGAGGAACTGCGCACCGAACGAAACGCGCTGAAGGTGGAGCTCGCGTCGCTGCGGCTGCGCCTCGAGGCGCTCGAGAAAGGGCAGTATGACGTTTCGACAGCAGGTGGAGCGTCTGATCGGGAAGGAGTTGGACGCGGGAACGCCGCTGCTCGGTCTAGCGCTCGCGCTCCTGCACCACGCGAACACAGTCCTCGTGCTCATGGCAGCCGAACAGAGTCGATCGACGTCTCAATCGACGAAGCGCTCTACCAAACCATCAAAGCGCGGCTCCTCGCCGACGCGCCGGCGCTCCTGAAAGTTCTCGCCGAAGGCCCGGAGCTCGACATCACGATCGAACGTCGCCTGATCGAGGCGGACGGCAGCTCGCTGCGCGGGCGCGTCGCGCAATTGATCAAAGCCGGCTGGTTCAACGACGTGAAGAGCGGGCACAGCACGTTCGAAGAGCTCAAGCGCCGCGGATTCTCGACGTCGAAGCCGAACGTCTACAAGGAGTGCGACAAGCTCGCCGAGTTCGGTTTTCTCACGAAAGAGAGCGGCGGTTACCAGGTCGTCGCGGACGCGGTCGTCCGTGTCGTCGATCGGCGGATCGCATGAGAGCCGAACGCCGGCGCCCAGCGCCGCCACCGCTGACGCTCGAGGAGGCCTGCGCGCGGCTCGAGGCGGCGGCCGCGCAGGCGCCGACGGTGCGCGTCGACGGCAAATTCGTCTTCACGGAGCACGGCGTCTGTCGCGAGTGCGGCTGCACCGACGAGCGCGCGTGCCCGGGCGGGTGCATCTGGGTCGAGCCGAATCTCTGCTCGCGATGCGTGCCGCGGAAGCGCCAGCGATAAAAAGGAGGCGAGTGCATGTCGGCCGATCTCTGGTTTTGGTTCGGCATGGCGATCACAACGCTCGGCGTGGCCGTGTTCTGGATTCATCGCGTGGAGACGCGACGCGCGCGGCGGCTCGACGAGGAAGAGCGGCAGCGGCGCCTCAAACAGGAGCTGCGGCAATCGCTCGCGCACATGGCCCCGCCGATGGGGCGACGCAATGGCGGCGATCGCGCGTAGAAAGGAACGACGATGCCCGGCCCCGTCTCCGACAGTTTCGATCCCGAGTTCTCGACGGCGGCGAACGCCCAGGACGTGCGCGAGATGATTGGCCATGTCCGGGATCGCGTTGTCGGCCGACGGCTCGCGCCGCACCTCAAGGACATCGTCGACGTCGTCCACGGTCAGCCAGGCGACACGTTCAAAATCGTCCTCACCGAACGAGACTTGCGCATCATCCGCTTCGCCATGAATCGCGCGTTGGCATCGATCTAGCCATGAAGCCCAGCGATACGGCAGGCATCGGCTCACCCGCGCCGCGCACGATCCGAGCTGCCGTCACGCTCACCGTCGTCGTCGACGTCTTCCAGGTCGAGGACCTCGAGCGCGTGAACACGCAGGTGCACGAGGAAGTGTCGAGCCGCGTCGCGGTCGGGGTCGAGCAGCACACGGCGGCCGGCCAGTCCTACCAGGTGCGGGCCATCGAGCGCGTGGCCGTGGAGCGGCGGTGATGCGCACCCCGCACGCGCCGACTCCGCGGTGGCTGACGATCGTCAGGATCATCGGCATCGGCGGGAATCTGCTCGCCGCGGGGCTGAATCTGGCGGTCGGGGCCTACACGCTGATGGGCGTGAACGCGTGCACGGCGGCCGGGATCGCGGCGATCGCGGAATGGCAGCGGCGCGCCGAGGCCGAGCATCAGCTGCGGATCCGCCGCGCGCGCGCCGAGGCGGAAGGCGCCGAGCACGCCACGGCGCTGCTCGCCCACCAGCGCGCGTGGTTTGAGGCGCACGCCGCCGCCGCCGAGGGTGACCCCGACGTGCGCGGGCCGAGGCACTGATGACGACCGGTGTGCCACTGACGATCGAGCGGCTGAGCGTGGAGCCACGATGAGCCTCGCCGATCACGAAGTCGATGCACTGCTCAATCAACTGATTGAACAGACGCTACCCGATCGGCCGAGCGATGACGAGGCGCAGCGTGTCGTGCGCTGGGGCGAGAATGCCCGCATGTCGCAAGAGTTGTTGGCGATGGTGCTCGCCGGCGACGTGACCGTGCGTGTCGGCCCCGACAACGTCGCGATGTTCAAGTTGACCGAGCAAGGGCGCGCGAACGTGCGCGAGCTGCTCCAACAGTCGCCGGCGGCGCGGGAGTATCTGGATCAGCTCATCGCCGGCGATCGCCTGATGAAAGGCCCCGAGGGGCAACAGTGAGCGCAAAGCCGTCGATCGACGAGCTGCGCCTCGCGCTCGAGGAATCGGTGAAGTTGCAAAGTCATTACGCGAACCTACTGAACATTCACGACGGTGGCCACCGTATCGGGTTCGCGAACGCCGACGCCTGGATCCAACGCTTGCGCGACACGGGCACGCTGCCGAAGAAGGGCGGGCGCCAGTCATGACGCACCAATCCGATCCGCGCACGGACTCGGCGGCGGATCTGACGACGACGCTGCGCGCCTGGCTGCGTGTGCGGCGCGAACCGCCGGACGTGCAAGCCGCAGCGCTCGCCTACGAGCTCGCGGCGCTGCTGGCCCGCGAGGCGCCGACCTCGACCGCGGCGTTTCTGCTCGTCGATCAGTGGGCGCGCACGATGAAGTGGCAGATTCACGAATTCGGCGTCGGGAAGGAGCATCCGTGATGCGCGACGAATCCGCGATCGACGTGACGAACAAGTTCGGCATCGCCCGGACCAACGGCGAGTTCGTCTTCCTGCTCCCGGTGCCGCGGCGCCTCTCGGAAGACGACGCGCTGCTCGTCGCGGCGTACATCGTCGCGATGTGCGCGAACACCGAACGGTGGAAGGCCATCCTGTCGGCGGTCTGCAATGCGTGAGAACGTGCGCGACCCTCGAACGCCCGCGGAATGGCAGGACGCGGCGAATGCCGCGCAAGCCGCGCTGTTGCTGGACAGCGCGCGGCAGTACGGACTAGTCACCGGTAGCCCGGCCGTCCACGTGAATCGCTGCGAGGACATCCTGTCGCGCGCGCGCGATCGGGGTATCACACCGCACCCCGTGGGCGTCGACGCGCACATCGTCGCGATGGTGATGGCCAGCAAGCTCGAGCCAGACGTTCCACGCGAAACCTCTGAGAAGTCGCGCCCGACTTCTGAGAAGCCATGACGCCGCCGGAGCTCAACGACTGGCTCACCAAACAGCAGGCGGCCGAGGCGATCGGCGTCTCGACCAAAACGATCGAAGCGTGGGCGCAGGCGAAGAAACTGCAGCAGGCCTCTCGGCCGCAGGCGCACGGGCCGGCGCTGGCGGTCTTTCACCCCGAGGATGTCGCCCGGCTCGCGTCTGAGCGGCGGACAGTGCCCGCCGCGTTCGTTGTACCGGCCGGCACGGACGTCGGGCGCGGCAACGGCCGAAGCCTCGCGGTGCCGGCACACGCAACCGGCGGCGCCGAGCTGTTCCGGGAGTTCCTCGGCGCCGCCGTCCAGGCCATCGCGGCGGCGACGCCGGTGCCGACCTCTGAGAAGACTTCTGAGAGTTCTCAGAAGTGGGTGCTGACCCTGGCGGAAGCGGCCGCGGCGTCGGGCTGGTCGCGGACCTACCTGCGGCGCGCGATTGCCGAGGGCCGCCTGCCGGCGGAGCGGGACGGCGGGTGGAAGATTCGGCGCGACGATCTGCAGCAGCTGCGATGCCGCGCCGGCCTGCCGTGACGTTCGGCGAGCTCGCGATCGGCGACCGCTTTGAGTGGCGGGACACGGCCGACATTCAGCACGGGCCGCCAGGACCCGAGCCCCTGCGGAAGGCGACGGCGACGCGCTACGAGTGGTCGCGCGGCTTTGGCACGGCGGAGCCGCATTACCCCGTGCGGCGGCGGAAGGACCTGGAGCAGCTCTGATGACACGCGAGCAGATAGCCGCCGACTTGATGACGCTCGTCCTCCGCATCGGCAACGAACTGCCGCCGCTCGACGACTCCGAATTGCCGGCCGACGTTCGGGCCGCGGAGTGGGCATACGTGAAGGGGATCGCGTCGCACGCCATCCTGACGTTACGCGATCGGCTACTCGGGGTCGCGCCAGAGACATCGCTGTCGCAGGTCACCGAGAAGAGCGGACCGTCTCGGCGGCGGGACCTGGAGCAGCTCTGATGATCTTGTGGCGGCCCTGCACGCCTGCGAGAAAGTGGCCGCGCGGTCATAAGTCCCACGTCGACTGGGCCGCCGCGTGCGGAGCCTTCCAGGTGGGCCGCCACAGGCGCGACGTGGAGCAGCGCTGATGGCGCGGCACTACAGCAAAGTCCTCGTCGAGTTGCCCGACAGCGATGGCGATCCGCCCTACGCGATCGTGACGATCGACTGCGACGTGTGCGGCCCGAGCGAGATCCGCCTCCATGTGGAGCATCTCGGGACGCTAATGCGCGTGCTGGCGCAGACCCTCGCCGGCCTCGAGGACGACGGGCACACCGAGGCGCTCTCGCCGCTGCTCGAAGGCACACGCGCCAACAAAGCGCGCGCGCGGGACTACCTCGATCGCGTGTTTCCGGACTGGAAAGCGTATCGGCTCCGACAACGACGATGACGCGCGAGCAGCTCACCCCCGACAGCGATCCGCCCTCGCGATCCGCGCGCTGGTGTCCGGCGTGCCGCGGCTGGCTGTTGACGCAGGGCCGGCGCCGCTGTCCGACGTGCCACACCGCCGTGGTGCGCCCGATGAAGATCCCGCCGAAACCGAAACCCGGCGAGCTGCGGCCCGGCATCATCGCCGAATTCGCGGATCCGCGCGATCGCTACGACCCGGCGCGCGAGCTCGCGAAGTTGCGGGCGCAGCTGACGGCGACTCGGGCGAGGCCATGATCTTTCGCACCGAGCAACCCTCCGAGCCGATCACCTTTCACGCGCACGCCGGCACGTGTCGCTACTGTGTGGAAGGAATCGTGAAGATGCGGCGCGATCCGTGGACGCTCGCGCTGCTCCCGGACCAGTGTCGCTGTCTGCAGTGCGGGCAGCCGTACCACGTCGAGGTCGCCGATCTGGCCGCGTGGGAGGCCGAGCAGTGGCGGCAGACGAATGAACGGCGATGACGTACGAACAGTTTCTCGCGCGCATCATCGATGACGGCATCACCGCGGCGCGCGCCGACTACACGCGACCAGATGACGCGGACCGGTTACGCGGCAGCGTCGACGGCTTCGAGGCGTGTCGTGGGTTGCTGCCGGAGCAACTCGGGTGGCTACTCGGGATCGCGTCCCGGGAAACGACCGACCGATTCCGCGCACAAGCGCCGGATTACTGGTACTGGCGAAGTCGCGAAGCGGAAATCGAGTGGGTCTGCAACTGCGTCAGCGCCGCGTTGCTCCACGAAGGCCGTTGGCCGATCAACACCTACAGTTGGCCGATCTGCGTCTGGCTGCCCACGCTGCGCGGCATCGTGAAGACGCTCGAGGTTCTCAACAGCGACCAGCCGGCTCGACCGCGAGATGGCGATGACGATCGTGCGAGTCGTGCGTTAGAGTCGGAGGCAGGAGGTTCTATGGCCGATCAGACGACGCAGGGCACGTGGAACGATCGCGCGAGCGTCCAGCAGTTCATGAACGACATCCGTCAGGGCATGAGCCAGGGCGCCAAGTGCTTCTCGACGGGCGGCAAGCCACTGACGACGCTCGACGACGTCGCCGGCGCGTTCAAATCCGAGGGCCGCGTCATCCTCGAGCCGCACATTTCGAGCACGGTGCTCGACCAGGTGGTCACGGCCAGCAGCGGGTCCAACGTCGGCGATCGCGATCGCGCGAGCTAACGCACGCCCGCCGGTGGGGGACAGACGGGAACGCGCACGCCGTCTGTCTCCGTCAGGCGCGTTTGCGTTTAGCAGAAGGGAAGGACGCGACCGCTTTCGCGGATCGCTTTTTTCTCGCGCTGACCTCTTGGAGACTCTTCTTCAGCGCCGTCAGGAGATCGACTGTGCCCTTCGTCGGGCCGACGGCCGGCACGCCGACGGTTTCGTCGCCGGCGATCTTCGCGTCGATGATCCGCTGCAGCCCTGCACGGTACTCGTCCCTGAACTGCGCGAGATCGAGGGGCCGGTCGAACACGCTGATCACCTGGCGCGCGAGCTTCACTTCGTCCGCGCTGACTGTCGTCGGAACCGCGTTGAGCTCGTCGACGACGTCCATCGGACGCAGCTCGGCGGCGTGATGCAGCGTGTGCATCACGAGTCCATGCGCGTACGGCCGAACCGCGACGAGGTACTCGCGGCCGTAGATGGCGAGCTTGCCGACGCCGACTTTGCCGATGAGCGCCTCGCGAATGACCGCATAGGCATTGGCGCCGGCGCCGTCTGGCGCGAGGTAGTACGTCCGATCGACATACATCGGATCGATCGCGGAGTCTTCGTCGAACTGGACCAGGTCGATGACGTTCGTCGAGGCGGTGCGAACGTTGTCGAAATCCTCCTCGGACAACAGAACGTAGCGCCCCTTCTCGAACTCATAGCCCTTGACGATCTCCGAGTTCGGCACCTCGCGGTCGCAAAGCGGACACCAACGCTTCTGTTGGATGCGCGTCTGGCACTCGCTGTGGAGCTGATTGAAGGAGATCCCCGCGCTCGACTCGGTGGCCGGGAACACCTTGATCGGGATGTTCACCAGGCTGATTTTCAGAAAACCTTTCCAGGTCGCTCGTGCCATCGCTCATCCGTTTCGTGTCGGGGTTCCGCCTACAACAGTTCGGCTGATCCATCGGATCGATTCGTGAACGACGATAGGGCAGATGACGTGCGAGCTGTGCGGCGACGAAGACGGGCAAAACCGTGAGTCCTGTCCGGGCTGCCGCGCGTTCCTCGCGCGATCGGCGCCGGTGCGGCCGCCCGCGAGCGGCGAACGCCGGGACCTGCGGCATCAGTACGCGATCATCGGTGGCGACCGCCTCAGCGATCCGCCTCTGACCACGCGGGAATGTGCCGACTGGATGGGCTTTTCGACGGACTGGGTCCGAGCAGCGATCGATGAAGGCGTGATGATCGAGGGCGAGCTCGTGAAGCTTGAAGCCGAGACGCTGACCATCAACGGCAGGCGCGTCCATCGGATTCATCTCGATCGCTTCGTCGCGTTCCTGCAGGCGATTCACTGGAAGCGCATTCCGCGACGGCCGCCCGAGCGGGCTGCAGTTGTGTGAACATTCGACAACCAGACCCACCACGTGACGCGAGCAATCCGAGCAATCCGAGCAATCCGAGCAATCTGAGCATCGCCGCTCTTGTGCCGCCGCCCGCGCAGGCCTGATCCTCCATAGCGGCTCGCGCGACCATCCCGGTCGCGCTCTCCTGAGAACCGGACGGATTTCTGGACCATGGCGGACGTGTCTGTGCCCCCGCTCACGACCCGAGCTTGCGCTCGGTATCTCGGCTTCTCGGCGAATTGGATTCGCACCGCGATCGACGCCGGGATCGTCGTGGGTGATTCGCGCGTGCGACTCGAAGCCGAAACGGTGACCGTCGGCCGCCGGCGTCAGCATCGCATTCATCTCGACAAGTTCATCGAATTCCTCCGGGCGATCAACTGGAAGCGGTTGCCCGACTGGGAACTGGCCCGTGGGGAATGACAGCATCGCCGTCGGCATCGTGCCCTTCACCGATGAACGTGGGCTCCGCGACTATCGCTCACAGATCGCGGCGTCGGTGCCGCCCTGGTCGCCGTGGGGCTGGTGGCTGCTGGTCGCGTTTGTGGTCGGCCTCGTCCTCGGGATCCAGCTGCAGGGGATCCTCTGAATGAATGGGCTCGAGCTGCAGGTCCTGATCGTGGTCGCGGGCGTGCCGGACGGCCGCCACACCGTGACGATGCCTGCGCCGTCGTCGTCAACGACATGAGCAATTGGGATCGCGCGATCACGGCGTTCCGCGAAGGCTTCCTCTTGACGCCGCCTCGCGAGTTGTCCTGGACCACGGGCGGTCTGTTCTACGTCGACGGCGTCGCCGTCAGCCAGGCGGTCTACGACCTCGCGGAAGCCGGCGAGCTCGCAGCCGCCCGCGCGTTGTGGCTGGCCGGATTCGAGAATCGACTCACCACATGAACCACTACGCGGGACAGACGATCCTCGTCACTGGCGGCTCCGGGACGTTCGGCACGGCCTTCGTGCGCGACGCGCTCGCCGGCGGCGCCGCCCGCGTCATCGTGGTGTCGCGCGGTGAACACCGCCAGGCGGAGCTGAAGCGCGCCGTCAACGACGGACGCCTCGAATGCTGGATCGGCGACGTCCGCGATCGCGACCGCCTGCGGTGGGCATTCCGCTCGAGGCCCGACGTCGTCATCCACGCCGCGGCGCTGAAACGGATCGACAGCTGCGAGCAAAACGCCGACGAGGCCATCAAGACCAATGTGGACGGGACTCGGTACGTGGTCGCGGAAGCGATGCTCGCCGACATTCGGAAAGTCCTCGTCATCTCGAGCGACAAAGCCTGCAGCGCCGAAATCGTCTACGGGACGACGAAGGCGGCGGCGGAAGCGGCCGCCATCGGGCAGAACGCGATGCGCGGCGCCGGCAGCACCCGGATCAGTGTCGCGCGCTACGGCAACGTGCTCGGCAGCCAGGGGTCGTTTCTCGAGCAACTGCTCCGCGCGCGCCAGACGGGGGAGCCGCTCGCGATCACCGACCTGGAGGCGACCCGGTTCTGGTGGGATGCGCAGTCCGCCGTGGCATTTGTCGGCGCCGTCCTCGGACGCATGCGAGGCGCGGAGATCTGGATTCCGAAGATTCCCAGCGCACGCGTCGTCGACCTGGCGCGCGCGATCGCGCCGGCGTCCGAGCTCGTCGAGACGGGCATGCGCGGCCCCGAAAAAACGCACGAGTCGATGATCAGCGCGACCGAAGTGCGCTACGCCTGGGAGCTCCCCGACAGCTACGTGCTCCTGCCGAAGCATGGCGAGTGGTGGAGTCCCGCCCCGCCGGCGGGCGCGGTGAAGGTCGGCAGCGATTTCCGGTACAGCAGCGATGTCGATCCGCTGCCGGTCGAAGTCGTGGAGCACGTATGCGCATCGCGGTGATCGGGTGCGGCTCGATCGGGCGGCGCCATATCGGCACCCTGCTCGAGCTCGGGTGCGACGTCTACGCCTATGACCCGAGCAGCGTGGCCAGGAACCGCGCCAGGCAGGAACATCCGTCAGCGCGGACCTTCGGCGTCCTCGGTGGTGATGAACCGTTCTCTGCCTACGTCATCGCCACGCCCCACAACCTGCATCAGTACTGGGTCGAAGAGGCGGTGCGCCGCGGCATCCCGTTCTTCGTGGAGAAACCGCTCGGCGCGCTCGAGCAGCTCTCGCGCTGGCGCGAGCTCGCGGCCGCGCCGCTCCCAGTCAACCAGGTCGGCTACATGCTCCGCTTTCATCCGAAGGCGCTGGCGATGAAGGCGGCGATTCCGTCGCCGATGTGCGGCCGGTTTCAGGTCGCCGCCGACATGTCGACGTGGCCTGGCGTGGCGTACGGACCGATGCTGCTGGAGTTCTCGCACGAGATCGACCTCGCGCTGTGGTGCGGCGCAGAGCCGGTGGTGACGTACGCGACCTTGACCGACAATCGCGCCTCGATCGCGCTGGGGCCGTGGTGGGTGTCGATGCAGAACTGCGCGCCGTATCTGCGCGAGTGGTCGATCGCCGACGAGGCGAAGGGATATCAGCAGGCCTTTCTCTCGCCAGAGGAGCTCGGCGTCGGGATGTACCTCGACGAGCTCGAGCACTTCCTCGCATGCGTCCAGTCCGGTCAGCAGACAGCGTGCACGCTCGCCGACGGCCTCGCAGTCCTTGAGGTCTGCGCGCAGGTGGCCGCGATGGCGCGGCCGACAGTTCCGCCGAACCGCGTCATTCGAGAGGGCAGCCTGTCGTGACCGCGGCGCTGGCGTGGCTCAACGATCTGATGCAGTGGCTCGGGCGCTGGATTCCGCGTCCGGTCCTGATTCGCGCGACCCATACCGGCGTGCGCTTCGGTCGTCGCGGTCGCGTCGCGACGCTGGGGCCGGGCCTGCACTGGTACTGGCCGATTGTTCAGGAGCTCGAGCTCGTCATGGGCACTCGTCGAACGATGACGACGTCGCCGCAATTGCAGCATGGGGAAGTCGTCGGGCTAATCATCACGTATCAGGTCGTCCACGCCGCGACAACACTCCTGACGCTCGCCGATCTGCACGCGAACCTTGACCAACGCGCTCAGGCGCTGCTCTCGCTCGTGTACCGGAAAGATTTGACCGATGCGCAGCTCGTCGCCGGCGTCCGGGACCCGATGCACGAGGAATTCAACGCGTACGGCGTATGCGTCATCGACGTCGGCATCGCGCAGCGCGGCTGGGTGATACCGATCAAACAAGTGGCGGATTGGTCGTATCACGAGGAGAAAAAACTCTGAAGACCGTCTGCATCGTCCAAGCACGCTCCACGAGCGCGCGACTGCCGAAAAAGGTCCTCGCGCCGATCGCCGGCCGGCCGCTGATTTACCACGTCCTCGATCGCGCCGCGGCGATCCCGCGCGTCGACGAGCTCGTCGTCACGATCCCGCAGCGCGATTGCGATCTACGCCGGGTCCTCGAGTCGTACGGCGTCACGATCTACGCCGGGCCTGAGCACGACGTCCTACGGCGCTTCGCGCTCGCGGCGGAGGCCTGCCAGGCGGACATCGTCGTGCGCGTCACCGGCGATTGCCCGCTGCTCGCACCAGAAGCCGCGACAGAGGTTCTGACCTTCGTCCGTGATGGTTGCGAGTACGCGTGGAACGACACGCGTATCAGCGGGTGGCCCGATGGCATGGACGTCGAGGCCTTTACGGCCCGCGCGTTATTCGAGGCCGATCGACACGTGTCGCCTGATCTGATCGAAGGCGATGACGATCGCGAACACGTGACGCCGTTCATCCGGCGCCGCGCGCGCCACACGGGTTTCGCGTCGAATCATGTCGGCCTTGGCGCGGCGCTGTCGAAGGTGAGCGTGGACACGGCAGAGGAACTCAATCGCGTGCGCCGAATCATCGGACACGTGAAGCCCAGCCGGTATTCATTCGAAGACACGTTCGCGGCCGCGGTCCGCGCCGGCGAGTGGTCATGCGAAGCGGTGGAGGAGGCGCTCGATGCCTCACCCTTCTGACCAGGAAGTCGGCCGTCTGCAGAAGGTGACACGCGCGCCGCGCGTGGACTTTGATGAGCGGCCGCCCGCGCCGGACGAGTCCGGCAGATTCGAGTGGGACCGGTTTTGCCGCGTCAACAACCTCGATTCCGAAACATTTCTGGGAAGCCGACTCTGATGCTCATGTCTGATCACGCGCGCAATTTGATTCCAGGCGGCTGCCATACCTATTCGAAGGGCGCGGATCGCTATCCCGCGAACGCCCCGCTCGCCGCCGGCGGCCGCGGCGGCCAGATCTTCGGCGCGGACGGTCGCGCGTACGTCGATTGGGCGATGGGGATCAACAACGTGCTCATCGGCCACGCGGAGTCGGCGATCGATCAGGAAGCGGCCGCGGCCATGAGCAATGGCCAGGCGCTCTCGGGTGCGAGCCTCCTCGAGGCGAAAGCGGCCGAGGCGGTCCTCTCGCTGTTTCCGGCGATGGACATGGTGAAGTTCGCGAAGAACGGCAGCGACGCCAACAACGCCGCGATCAAGCTCGCGCGGGCTGTGACCGGCCGGCAGCGGATCGCGTTCGATGCCTCGGCGCCGTTCTTCTCGAGCGCGGATTGGTGGGGCGCGCACTCGCAGCATCCGCACGGCACGTTGCAGATCGAACGTTCGTACGCCGACCAATTTGCGTACAACGACTTCGACGGCCTCGAGCACGTCTTCGCCGATCACATCGACGAATGGGGAATCAGAGAAAAACCGGCGTGCCTGTTGATGGAGGTCTGCCGCGCCGAACGGCCGCAACCGGGTTTCCTCGAGCGCGCCCGTGAGCTCTGTACAAAGCACGGCACGTTGTTGATCTTCGACGAGGTCGTGACCGGTTTCCGGTACCACCTCAATGGCGCGCAGGCGCTCTTCGGGGTGACGCCCGATCTGATGACGCTCGGGAAAGGCCTGGCCAACGGCCACAGCGTCAGCGCACTGCTCGGCACACGTGAATTCATGGAGCGTGGTGATCTCGCGCGCTTTGGCACGGACGGTGTGTTCTTACTGTCAACGACGAACGGCGCCGAGCAGTCCGGAATGGCTGCGGCGATCGCGACTATGCGCTTCTATCAGGACCACGACGTCATCGGCCGCTTGCACGAGGTCGGCGCGCAGCTCATCACCGATCTCCGGAGCGCCACGATCGCGCACGGCATCGCCGGCCACATCCGCGTGACCGGCGATTTCTCGAACCGGCCAATGATTCAGTACCTCGGGCCGTTGGGATTACCGGACCCGGCGTTCCGCGAGCTCTTTCAGCAGGAGATGTTCCGCCGCGGCGTCTGGTGGGCGCAGTGGGTTTGTCCGTGCTATCGACGGACCGCCGAAGAGCAGGACGCGACCGCGTCCGCGTTCGAAGAGGCCTGCCGCATCTACGCCCGCGCGCTCGAGGATCTGTCGACGAAGCGCTGGCTGCTGCCAAGGGTCGCGTGAGTTGACCTGGCGCGAGTTGCGGCGGATGTTCGAGCAGCTCGATCGACTGCGGTTGGCCATGAGCCGGGTCGATCCACAGGTCGGCAGCGCCGCGCGCGAACGCATCGAACGGCTCGCGATGAACCTCGAGCAGGCGATCGACAAAGGGATCAATGAGACGTGCGTCCAGATGCTACGGCACGATCTCGAACGGAGACAGCGTGGCGACTCGTGACCGTCGCCTCATCGCGCGGATTCAGCGGATCCGCGCGCGGAATAACGGGCACTGGATGGACCTGATGCGGCTGGCATTCGAGCTCGCGCCCCAGCGGGCGCGAGAGATCTTGCAGAAGATCGTCGCCAGCGACCGGCAGGTACAAGCGCTGTCACGTCGATTGGCCAAAGGACGTTGATGAGTCCGACCTCCCGCGAACAGATCCGATCGCATTGGAACCAGCGTGCCGCCCTGGGTGAGCGCGCCGGGACACAGGACCTGCTGGCCAAGCAGCTCGAGCGTCAAGCGCTGCAGGAGGCCTGCGGCGCGTTCTGGCACGACTACCCCTTGAGGCATGTCCTTGAGATCGGGTGCGGCCGCGGCGACACGGCGCGCGAGCTCGCGATGGCGTTGCCGGACGTGCAGTTTCTCGCCCTCGACAACGCCGCCGCGATGATCGCGGCCGCCCGGACCGAGGGCGTCGGCCACAACCTCCAGTTCGAGGTCGGCGATGTCGCCGCGCTCCCAGACGTGCAGTTCGATCTCATCTACACGCAGCGCATGCTGATCAATCTGACGACGTGGGAGGAGCAGCGCTTGGCGCTCGACACGATCGCCGACCGGTTGCTGCGCGGCGGCCAATACCTGATGTGCGAGAACAGCCAGGACGGTGTGGACGCGATCAACGTCGAACGCCTGAAACTCGGGCTCGAACCGATCGAGCGGCCGTGGCACAACCGGTACCTGCGGGATGCGGAGCTCTTCGACGTCACGAGTCTGCGGCTGCTGCGCTGCGTCCCGTTCTCGTCGACCTATTACTTCCTCAGTCGAGTCGTGAACGCCGCGCTGGCGCACGACGAAGGACTGCCGCCGCGCTACGACGCCCGGATCAATCAGTTGGCCCTGCAGCTGCCGAGCGTCGGGCCCTGGGCGCAAGGCCGCCTGTGGATTTGGGAGAAACCGTAGATGCAGTATCGGACCGGACCGCGCACGCCGGCGCAACATCGGCGCCGCGCCAGACGAATTGCTCGACGCGCTGAACGGCGCCGGCGCGAGGCTGTGTTGTCACCCTCCGCCGCCGCGATGGTCGTCGCGGCCGTCGCGAAGACCCGATGGACGTTCGCCGCGATGCGCGCGAGGCGGAAGGCGGCACGCGAATCGCTCGATCGGTTCCTGGCCGCGTACTGGGCGAACCTCGAAGCATTGAAATCTCGCTACGTCGCGCGCTGCCCGTATCAGCGTATCTACCAAAACGAGAAGAAGAAGATGGTCATCGCCGAACCGTGCGGCGGCCGGCTGAAGCGCTCGACGAAGCCGGATACGTTCGAGTGCCGGACCTGCGGCCGCGACTGGTCGCGTCGGCAACTCGTGGGACAACTCGCATGATTGAACGACGAGGATTTCTCAAAGGGTTGTTCGGTGGCGTGACGTCGGCCGGGTTGATTATCGCGGCGACGCCGAAGGAGATCGAGGCCTTCGCGGCGCCGCTCGTGAAGGACGCACCAGTCACGCTGCTTCAGGAACCGCCGCGCTGGCGAAACGGACCGTCGACGACCGGCGAGATTCTGTACAACGATCGCGGCGAAGCGGTCGCCATCATCACGGACATTCAGGCCACCAGAGATATCGATCGATACGACTTCGGTTCGGGCTGGCAAGTCGCGATGCCCGGCCTGATGCCTGGCCCGTTACGCATCGATGTTCGCGCCGTCGGGATTGGTTACATACAGACGAGCGGCACGAATTTCGAGCTGCGAGGCCGGAAGTGAACCGCACGTTGGTGATCGCCGAGATCGGCAGCTGCCACGATGGCGAACCGTTGCAGGCCATCCGTCTGATCAACGTCGCGAGGTCGTGCGGCGCCGACGTCGCGAAATTCCAGTTTTGGAGTTCTGCCGATCGACTCGCTGAGCGTCGACACGCCGACGCATATCGAGAGATCTATCGGCGGTATCAACTGCCGCAGGCCTCGCTCGCGCTGCTGAAGGCGCGCTGCGACAACCAGGGCCTCGAGTTCATGTGCACGACGTACTTGCCCGAGGACGTCGAGGTCGTCGCGCCGTTCGTGAGTCGGTTCAAGGTGGCCAGCTTCGAGGCCGCCGATGTCGCGCTGATGGATGCGCACCGTTCGTTCGATGATCGAGAGATCATAGTCAGCACGGGAATGATCGGGGATGGAGAATACTGGGCGCTCAGAGATGAGTGGTCGGATGTCAGCAGCGACGTGTCCTGGCTGCACTGCGTTTCGAGCTATCCCGCTCCCGTTGAATCGCTGAACCTGTCTGTCATCATCGGCTACGGGATGGACGGATTCTCCGACCATTCGTCTCCGATCGAGACGTGGACCGGTGCGCTGGCCGTCGCCGCCGGCGCCCGCATCATCGAAGCGCATCTTCGACTCGATGACACCGACCCGCAGAATCCCGATGCACCGCATGCGATGACGCCGTCGCAATTCAGCGAGTACGTCCGCAATATTCGATTCGCCGAAACGGCGCTCGGCCACGGAAACAAATGTGTGATGGCCTGCGAAGCGGCGATGACGCCGTACCGAGTATGAGCGTCACGGCTGGGTCGCTATCGCCTTTCGATGGTGGGGCTCGAGCGGGCCGGCTTCGGATGCCTTGGTCACCCACTTCTCTATGGCATCAACCCAGCGACCAACCCGCCCGAAGCAGCGAAGAGCGCTTTCCTGACGCACGAGCAGCCTATCACTGCAAGAAGGCATAAGGGTGTGCCCATCGATCGCCGCGATCCCACGCGCCCGAATACGAGCGGCCAGCAGCGGCGCCTCACCGATCCTGATTTCCTCACCCCTGGCGATCTGTGCGCGCGCTGGCGCATCGATCTGAAAACACTGAACAAATTCTCGTTGCCGTGGATCGTGTTAGCGCCGCGGCTGCGCCGCATCGAGCTTGCCGTGATTGAAGAGTTCGAAGTGCGGCAGCGTTTGGCGACGACGACGTAAGACGGAATAACGGTCATTGAGCGGGAACAGGATCCATTTCGGCCGGAGCCCCCTTCCTCGCGCACGCCGGCTCAGCGATCCTCGGCCCTGAGCTAACGGGACCTGCGAACAATCGCTCGCTCGGTTGCGACTGAGCGCCGCGCCATGTCGAACGGTCCCCACCTTTTTATTACCAGTGCCGCTTGCTCCTCGAGGTCCATGTCGTACACCACGATGTCCGGGTCGAGCAATCCGTCGAGGCCTCTGCGTTGAGTGCGAGCTCCGCGCAGAACGCGCGCGTGGAACGAGCGCGCAGCGTGGGTACGGCACGTCGACGAATTGGCCGGAGCGACGCGCCGAATTTCTCGCAGCGCATCCGACCTGTGATGAATGTCCCGCACCAGCAACCGAAGCTGACCACATCGTGACGGTGAAGGACGCGCGACGTCGTGGCTGGTCGTGGAAGCAGATTCATGCGGACAGCAACTTGAGACCGAAGTGCAAGCCGCACCACTCACGGCGGACAGCACTCGAACAGAGCGGGTGGGGGAGACAGTGATGGCTGACCTGTTGTGGAGACTGCTCGAATCGCTGGTCGTGATTCTCGATTAAGAGATGAGCAGCGGCTGCCGTCATCCGCTGCACCTCAATTACAACGACGCGCGCTTCCTTCGAGCTTTACGTGTGGTGCGGTGGACGTGCCCAGCCTGCACGACGAGCGATGAGCGCGATGAGACGAGCGCACCGCGCGACAGCGACGTCGACGCGGAGGGGTAGGGGGGATCAAAAGTCCCCACGCCGGGGCGCGCGGACCGCGCCGCAGGCATTTTCGTGGCGTTGCAGCGAATGAAATTCGGCGGCGAATGACTTTGCCGGGGGAGTGCAGCGAACGCGATGGCTGGCGTGAAGGGCCGGTCGGGCGGCCGGAACGCGAAACACGTCGAGCAGCACCAGCTGGAAGGCACGTTCAACCGGACGCGGCACGAGGGCATCACGAACCCGGAGCCGCCGAAGGGCATCCCGCGGCCGCCGGCGCCGTTGACGGACGTCGAACAGGCCGAATGGGACCGGATGGTCACGCGACTCGAGCAGTCGCAGACCTTGTCGATCGTCGACGACGCGGCACTGTTCGAGTACGTGCAGTTGTTCGCGGAGACGCAGGCGATCAAGGCGAAGGACAGCGAGCTGCTGAGCCTCGCCGCGGAGTTAAAGAACGAAGCGAAGCGGCTGACGGGCGAATCGTTGTTCGGCGCGATCGATCGGATCGTGACGCTCGAGCAGCTCGCATCGAAACAGCGCGTGCAGTTGCGGCAGGGACACATGGCGCTCCGGCAGTACCTCGTGGAGTTTGGCTTGACGCCGGCGTCGCGCAGTCGGGTACGGACGAACGGAACGGATGAACCACAGCAGCCCAAGAACTCGCTCGCCGCGCTCCAGCAGAAAGCGCGCGTCGTCCGATTCGGCGCCTAGCATCTGGGCGCCGTTCGGCCACCGCGTCGATCTGTATGCGCGACGTGTGCTCGGCGATGCCACCGCCGGCGAGCCGATCGTCGCTGGGCCGTGGGTGCGTCTCGCCTGCGAGCGACATCTCCGCGACCGTGCGCTGGCCGCATCGCCGACGCGCCATCCAGGAGGCTGGTCGTTCAGCGCGGACGCGGCCGACGTCGCGATCGGGTTCTTCGAGCATGTGCTGCGGCTCCCGGACACGCTCGATGAGGCCGGCAATCCGAAGCCGTTTCTGCTCGAGCCGGCGCTCACGTTCATCGTCGGCGCGCTGACGGGCTGGCTCGGTACTGACGGCTATCGCCGGTTTCGCGATTCCTACATCGAGATGGGCAAGGGCAACGCGAAGACGCCGACTGTCGCGGGGCTCGGGCTCTACGGCCTGGTGGTCGACAACGAGTACGCGGCGGAGATTTATCCGGCCGCCGTCGATCTCGACCAGGCGGCGATTCTCATGCGCGATGCCGAACGCATGGTCGACGTGTCACCCGAGCTCTGCGAGCTGCTGAAGCGCACGCCGGCCGGCGAACCGCGCGGGATCGGCACCATCTCGTACGCGGCGACGAAGTCGTTTTTCCGGCCCTACTCGCGGAACCAGGGATCGAAGTCCGGGAAGCGGCCGCACATGGCGCTCATCGACGAGGTCCATGAGCATCCGTCGGCCGACACGATCAACAAGCTGCAGGCCGGCTTCAAATTCCGCAAGCAGCCGCTCGCCGTCAAAATCACGAACAGCGGCTTCGATCGCACGTCCATCGCGTGGCAGCTGCATCAGCACGCCGAACGCGTGCTCCAGCAGACGGTCGTCGACGATCGCTTCTTCGCGTATGTCTGCGCGCTCGACGAGGGCGACGATCCGCTCGTCGATGAGTCGTGCTGGATCAAAGCGAATCCGCTGCTCGGCGTCACGATCACGCCCGAGTACCTCCGGCGCCAGGTCGAGAACGCCAAGAACATTCCATCCGAGACCAATACGGTGCTCCGCCTGAATTTCTGCGTCTGGACGAACGCGCACACGCGCGCGATCGACCAGGCGAAATGGGCGCTGTGCCAGGGCACCGTCTCGGACGCGGAGCTCGTTGACGCGCCCTGCTTCGCGGGCCTCGACCTCGGACAGAGCGATGACTTGTGCGCATCCATCCGGATTTGGATTCTCGATGACGGCCGAATCCCCGTGAAGTGCCGCTTTTGGCTGCCGCAGGCGGCGCTCGAGAAATACCCGAATCGGCCGTACGACGAATGGCGCCGCGCCGGCCTGCTCGAGGTGACCGAAGGCGACACGACCGACTATGCCGCGGTCCAGGAGGCCGTGGAGCAGGACTGCCTCGAGTCCGGTGTGCGCTCGCTGGCGTATGACCCGCGCTTCGCGCATCAGATGGCGCAGTACCTCCAGGGCCGCGGCATCGACGTCGTGCCAACGCCGCAGGGTTTTCAGTTGAACGAAGCGACGAAGCGGACGCTCGAGCTGATCGCCGAGGCGCTGTTCCTGTGCGGCGGCAACGCGATTCTGTCCTGGATGGCATCGAACTTCGTCGTGCGCCATGGCCGCAACAAAGAGATCCGCCCTGACAAAGACGCGGCCGGCGAAAAGATCGACGGCATCGTCGCGCTGATCATGGCAATCGATCAGGCCATCGTGCGCAATCCGTCGGGCGGTCGATCAATTTACGAAGCCGAAGGCGCGGAGATCTTCACGGTCTGATGGCTGCCGATCTATTGGTTCTCATCGGCTTTGGATTGTTCGTCGCCGGCGTTGGCCGTGTGTTCGGACTCGGTTGCGCCTTGATCGTGAGTGGTGCCGTGCTATTCGGCGCCGGCGCGCGGCTGCAGCAACGAGTCGAGGTGAAGAAGTCCTGATGGGACGCCTGGCTTCATTCTTCGAACGGCGTGATCACATCGTGCCCGCCAACAGCGGCGAGTACGACAACGGCGGGACGCTCACGAATCCCGCATCGTGGCTGACGTCGTTGCTGAACGGCGGGAAGACCACCGCCGGCGTCGACATCAGCGTGCCGATCGCTGAAGGCCTGCCAGCGATTTACGCCTGCCAGCGCGTGCTCAGCGAGACGGTGGGCCAGCTGCCGACCAAGATCAATCGTCTGCTGCCAGAGGGCGGCAAGCAGCCGGACGTCGAGCACCCGCTCTATTACCTCCTGCACGACGCGTTCAACCCCGAGCTGACCGCGTACCAGGGGAAAGAAATCCTGACGCGCCATACCGCTGGCTGGGGCCGCGCGTATGCGCAGATTCAGCGCGATCGGCGCGGCGATGTGACCGCGCTCTGGCCGCTGCACCCGGCGCGGATGTTCGTCGAACGGAACGCGCTCGGCCGCAAGGTGTTCTCGTACTGGATGGGACGCGGCGATTATCAGGTGTGGGAGCACAACCCGGATCGTCCGGACATCCTGCACCTCCACATCAACAGCGACGACGGTCTTGACGGGCGATCGCCGCTCCTGATCAATCGCGAGTCGCTCGGGATCACGAAGGCGGCCGAGGACTACGTCGGCGCCTGGTTCGGCAACGGGGCGATTCCCGGCATCATCGCGACGCATCCCAAAACGCTCACGCCGGCGGCCAAGGAAAACATCCGGCGCTCCTGGCTCGAGAAGTTTATGGGCGCGAAGAAAGCCAACAAGTTCGCGATCCTCGAAGAAGGCATTCAGATTCACGTCGTCGGCGTCGACCCGGAGAAATCGCAGCTCGATAAGCTGCGCGGCGCGCAAGTCGAATCGGCAGCTCGGATCTATCGCGTGCCGCTGTTCATGATCCAGAACCAAACGAAGGACACGAGCTGGGGATCCGGGATCGAGCAACAGATGCGGGGGTTCCTGAACATCACGATGATGCCGTGGTTTCAGCTGTGGCAACAGGTCATCGCGCGCGATCTCCTCAGCCGCAAGAGTTTCAATACGCACACGGCGCTGTTCGTGGTGAACGCGCTCGTGCGCGGCGACATCAAGACGCGATTCGATGCGTACGCGGTGGCGCGTCAGAACGGCTGGTTGAACGGCGACGAGATCCGCGAGCTCGAGGACCTCAATCCGATCGACGGCGGCGCCGGCCAGGTGTTCTGGATGCCGCAGAACTACGCGCCGGTGACGGGCAATGGTCTGCCTGTCGTGACGGAGCCGGAGCCGACGCCGGCGCCGAAACCGACCGTCTCCGAACCCGAAGGAGTGATGTAGCGATGGCACGCGAAATCGAACGCCGCATGGTGACCTCGGCCCTGATCGAGGTGCGCGCGAAAGACGGCGCGTCGCCGTCGATCGAGGGGTACGGCGCGCTCTACGGCGTCGAGACCGTGATCGGCGACTACTTTCGCGAAGTGATTGCCCCGGGCGCGTTCAGCGACACGGTCCAAGACGACGACATCCGCGTGCTGTTCAATCACAGTCCCAATTACGTGCTGGGTCGCAATGCCGCGCGCACCGCTGACGTCAGCGAGGACAAAACCGGCCTCCTCTATGTGGCGCGGCTGAATCCCGACGATCCCGAGGCGATGTCGGTGGGCGCCAAGATCAAGCGCCGCGATGTCACCGGCAGCAGCTTTTCCTTCACAGTCGAGAACGACGACGACGAAACGTGGACGCGTGACGATCCCGCGAAACTACCATTGCGCACGATCAAGCGTGCGCGCGTGTATGACGTCGGGCCCGTGACGTTTCCGGCGTACGAAGAGACCACCGTCAGCGCGCGGAGCAAGAACATCGCTGGAGAATTGGGCGGCGCCGACAAAGCGGCGGCCGCGAAGGCGGCGGCTGTGCAGCAGCAGCCGGCTGATGCCGCGGCGCAACGGACCGCGACGACTCCCGTCGTCGATGATGATGCTGGAAAGCAGCGGCGCGAGGAAGCCCGTGAAGCCGTGAACAAGGCGAAGGCGTGGCGTCCGTAGCGCCGGCGATTCGCGACGGGCAGCTGCGCAGCCTCGAGGCGATGCGCTGCAACGGCTGCGGTCGCATGCTGCTGCGTATCGACATCGCGGCGCTGAGGCCGGGCAAGGTCGTCGAGGTGAAATGCTCGAAGTGCGACTTCATGAACTATCGGATCGGAGTCTCGACGTGACGTAACACGCGCCGTCGGACACCAGTAGGACAGGCCCTGAGAGGCCGTCAGATTTCGGAGAGGCCCCATCACGCGCAAGAGGCCCGGAGCGCAGTGATGGGGCCTTTTCCTTTGTGGGCTGGCCCCCGAGAGGTGGCCATGCCGCAAGTGGATAACGACAAGGACCTGAAGGCGCGACGCCAAGCGGCGCTCGACGCCGCCGATCGCATCGTCGCCGTGTCCGAGGAAGAGGGTCGCGGGCTGACTCCGGAGGAAGACGCCGAGGTCAAATCGCATCTGGCCGAAGCGAAACGCATCGAAGAGGACCTCGCCGCCACCGCGCGCGCGAAGGCGGCGCGCAAGGCCGTCGACGACGCAAAGCGGTACGAGGTGCCGGCGTCACAGGCGGCAGCGGATCCGAACGACCCGCCGCAGCATCCCACAGTCCGCGATCGCGCTCCCGCGTACGAGAAGGGCGATGCGCTCGGTGCCATCGTTGCGGCGCGCATGCGCTTCGGCGCGTGGCAACAGCCCGAAGCCGTGAAGTGGGCGCGTCAGACTTACGGCGAGAACTCGCCGCAATGCCGCGCGATGCAGCAGTCGGTCTTCACGTCCGGCGGCGCGTTCATCGCCGAGAACTTCGTCGGCGCCGAATTCATCGAGTTGCTGCGCGCGACCGCCCAGGTGCGTCGCGCCGGCGCGCGCTCGATCACGCTCGTGAACGGATCCGCCACCATCCCGAAGCTCACGGGCGGCGCCAGCGGCACGTGGATGGGATCCGAAGGCGACAACGCCACGCCGAACGACATGAGCACCGGCCAAGTGAAGCTGGTCGAGAAGAAGTACATGGTGCTCGTGCCGATCAGCAACGACTTGCGTCGCAACTCGAGCCTCGACACCGAGCGCGTCGTGCGCGACGACATGATCCGCGTGGCCGCGAACGACGAGGACGTCGCGTTCCTGCGCGGCACGGGCCTCGCCGGGCAGCCGAAGGGAATCTACAACTGGGTCGGCGCCGCCGGCCGAGCCAATTCCGCCGGCACCACGCTCGCCAACGTCCGCACCGACATCCGGACGGCGAAGAACAAGGTCAACAACGCCAACTCGCCGCTCGTGCGGCGCGCGTGGTTCCTGCACTCGCGCAGCGCGGAGTACATGGGCTGGGACCTCGTCGACGGGAACAGCAACTTCGCATTCCCCCAGATGCAGCAGGACGACGGCGCCACGCTCGGCGGCGGGCGCGTCTATCGCGACAACAACATTCCGATCACGCTCGGCGGCGGCGCCAACGCGACGGAACACTACTACGTCGAGATGAGCGAGTGCTTCATCGGCGACTCGGCGACGCTCGAACTCGAGATCATCGAGAACGCGACCTACGCGGATGCGTCGGGCACGCTCCGTTCGGGCGTGAGCCGCGATGAGTCCGTCGTGCGGTTGATCCGCAAGACCGACTTCGCGATGCGTCACGCGTCCAGTGCGGCCGTGATCGAGGCGGTCACCTACGGCGCGTAATCGCAGTTGACCACGCAGGGCTGATGCCTGGCATCGGCCCTGTCGCGATTCACCGTTTTTTGAGGCAGGAGTTCAGATCATGAGCAGTCTCTCGTACAGCTTCAACATCGGCGCGGTGATCAAGGGCAAGAGCGCCCTGGTCGCCACCATTCTCGGATCGTCAGCCGCGGCGCCCACGACGCAGGACGGCGTCGCCATCGATCGCCAGCTCGCCGGCCAGCGGCAGTACTACAGCTGCAAAGCGATCGTCGCCGGGTTGTTCACCGGCTCGTCGTCGCAGCTGACCGCCGGCGTCAGCCTCAACTTCCAGCACGCCGATTCGTCCGGCGGCCCGTGGACGAGTTACTCGACCGGCACCGTGCCGGCGACCGTCACCGTCGGCGCGACGTCGGCCGGCAACTCGAAGAACACGACCGGCGGCGAGCCGTTCGAAGTCGAGCAGTCCGTGAATCTGAACGGCGCGAAGCGATGGCTGCGCGTCCAGATTCCGCCGATCACACTCGCCACGAGCTCCAGCGGCGAATCGGTCGCCGTCGGCGTGGCGATCGTCTTCGGCGGCGCCGACGAACTGCCGGCGCAGTAACACCTTCTCGGACGACGGCGCCGAATCGCTGCACAGCGTTCGGCGCCGTCGATGGGAGACGACATGATGCGAGTGCGACTACTCGCTTCGGTGGCCAACGATGCCGCCGGGGCGATCCTCGAGCTGAAGGACGAGAAAGCGGAGCGATTGATTCGCACCGGCTATGCCGAAGCGGCGGCGCCGGCGCCGACGTCGGCGAAAGCGAAGAAGGAGTAGGCGATGGCCGTCCAGGGCTTGACCATCGCGCTGACCACGAGTCCGACGGCGATCGCGAACGTCCCAGGCGGGCCCGGCTTCGGATCGTTGCGCGTGATCGTGCGCAACCGCGGCGCCGCGAACGTGTACCTCGGTAGCTCCGGCGTGACGACCAGCGGGTACCAGCTCTCGACGGGCGACATCCCGCTGCAGATCACGCTGCAGCCGTGGGACGCGCTCTACGGGACATCGACCGGCAGCATCGTCGTCGACGTGCTGCGCATGAACGAAACGACGTAACTCGGGATTCAGAAGGAGCGAGAGATCACATGACGCATGAGGAGCCCCGCGAGGGCCAGACCACTCACGAACCCCAGGAGGGTCGCGGCAAAAAGGTCGCGCTCGTCGGCTTTGCCGAGAGCTGGAAGCAGGCCCCGTTCGCCGATCCGTCGGTTGAGATCTGGGCCTTGAACGAACTCTGGAAATACATCCCGCGATGGAATCGCTGGTTCGAGCTCCACGACGACGCCACGCTCGGCGTCACGAAGCGGGATCTGAGCGAGGGCGAGCAGAAGCGGCATCTCGAGTGGTTGTCGCGGCAGGAGCCGGGCAAACCGATCTACATGCAGCCGCAGTTCTGCGACGGGCGTTTCCCGGCTGCGGTGACGTATCCGCTCGAGCAGATGATCGCCACGTTCGGTCGGTACTTCACATCGACGATCGGCTACATGCTCGCGCTCGCGATCGCCGAGGGCTACGAGTGGATCGGCCTCTACGGGATCGATCTCGCTTCGGACGTCGAGTACCCGAACCAGCGGCCGAACACCGAGTACCTGATCGGCCTCGCACGCGGGATGGGTCGGACCGTGGTCATCGCCGAAGGCGCTGCGCTCCTGAAGTCCGGGCATCTCTACGGCTTCGAGGCGCCGGTCGGCGGCCGCGGCGACTTCATCGAGACGATTACGAAGCACAAAGCCCTGATGGAGAAGAAGCACGCCGAAACCGTCGCGACGCTCAACACGATCGACGGCGCCATCCAGGCGTACGACAACGTGCTGAAGCTGCGCGAGTTCAGCGAGCGCGGCGCGCCGACACCGGTGGTGACGTAATGCACGTCGCGAGTCAGGAAGCGGCGAACTGGTGGGCGCGGCCGCGCGATGGCCAGGCGGGGCAGTGGGTCGCGAACTACCAGAAGAGTCTCGCCGCGCGGCACCGAACCGTCATCGCGTCGATTGTCCGCGAGCTGCAGGTCGAGACCCTCTTCGAGGTCGGCTGCCACTGCGGCCCGAACCTCGTGAAGCTCGCCGAGGCGGATCCGCAGCTGCGGGCCGCGGGCATCGACGTGAATGTTGACGCGATCATGGCCGGCCGGCGCTGGCTGCGGGACAAGGCGCTCAGCGACCGCGTCCAGCTGAATGCGTGTCGGTTCCCGGATGGCACTGCGTCGCTCGCGTCGGGATCGTTCGACGTGGTGTTGAGTTGTTACAGCTTGGCGTATGTCGCGCCGGCGGATCTCGACCTGGCGCTCTACGAGATGGGTCGGCTCGCGACGCGCGCCGTCATTCTCGCGGAGCCGATGACGCTCGAGGGCCGCGTGGGGACGCCCGTCCAGAACGCATCGGGGTATCGCGAATGGGCACACGAGTATCGGAGCGCGCTCAGATGGATCGGCTCGCTCGCCGGCGGCGAGGCACGTCTCGTCCCGGTGACGCCGCCGGTCGATCGGTTGAACGCGATCCTCGTCGTCGAACGATAGACGACGTTCACGAGTACGCCGTCATTCGGCCGACGGAAACGGCCATGCGGCCGCACGGACTGCGGTCCGTGCGCTGACGAAGGGGCATAGGTCATGGCGAACGGAGTGTACAACCGCGGAAAGTACGTCGCCGGCAAGTTCGATCTGTCCGGCCTGGCGTTGCGGCTCATGCTGGTCACCACGCAGTACGTGTTTGATCCCGATCAGAACACCGTGAAGGACGGCACGAGCAGCACCAGCGATCCGTTCACCTACGAGTTGAGCGTCGGGAGCTACGCGCGGCAATCGCTCGCCGGCGTCGCGCTCTTCGAGGATGACGGCAACGACTTCGCGGGGCTCGATGCCAACGATGTGACGTTCGCCGCGCTGGCCGCGGGCGGCACCGTCGGCGGCGCGGTCCTCTATCGCTACTCGAGCTCGGCGCCGACGACGGCGGCCGCGACGACGGGCGACAGCGGCCAGGACCTCATCGCGTTCTATGACGTGACGGACACGCCGACCAACGGCGGCGACATCACGATTCAGTGGGCGTCGACGTCGGCCGGCGGCGCGCTGAAACTCGGGACGACGTCGTAAGCAGGCGCGATGGGCTGGCCATTCAGCAGCGCCGCGGCGCCGTCGTTCGACTCCGGCTTTACGACGGTGCCGGCGGCGCCGACCAATCCGCCGAACGCCGACAGCGTGTCGACGTTCTGGCTGATGGGCGGCAGTTTCGCCAACGAAGGCGACGACGACGCGTATGTGTTGCTCACGGACGGGTCCGACAAAGCGGTGCTGCCGGATCTCCTGATCCCGGCGCACGACATTCTCCGGCCGCCGCCGGAATGGCCGTTCATGCCGATCGTCGGGTTGAAGTGGTCGTGCACGAAGCAGACGGTGACGGGAAAGCTGTGGGGCTATGTCTGAACACACAAGTCCGCGGATTCGAGTCGTCGGCGTGCTCATGGCGGCCGCGTTCGTGGCGATCTGTGCGGCCGACCTCGCACGGCCGGTGTTTGCGCAGCGCACGACCGCGCCGGCGCAAACCATCGTGCGGATCGCGCCGGACGATGCGCTGCTCGGCGGCATTCTCAATGAACTGAAATCGCTGGAGGCCTCGCTTGTCGCGAGTGCGGCGGTGCGACGACCCGTCAGCGGCACGTTCGGTCGGCCCGTCGGCCAGGTCGGCGACGCGCTCAAGGTCTTCCCGGTCTCTGAGCGACCGCTGGATCCGTGCCTCGGCAGCGACAAGGGCAACGTCGCGATCTCGCAGACCGCGTCGACGCGCCTGGTCGTCGCCCATCCGGGTGAGCGCATCTTCGTCTGTGCTGCGCGCGTCGTGGCGGCCGCGGCGGAAATTCCGTCGTTCATCGAAGGTACAGGCGCGACGTGCGGCACCGGGACGCTCGCGGTCAGCGGCTCGACGACCGCGGCGAATGGTGAGTCGTACGCGGCCAACGGCGGCTTCGCGCAGGGCGTCGGTTACGGCTCGATCATGGTCACCACGAAAGTCGGCGATGACCTCTGCCTCGCGCAGAACGGGTCGCAGCGCCTGTCGGGAAACATCGTGTACGCCTACGGCAAGCCGTAACACGGAGGAGAAGACGCAGTCATGAGAAACCTCGCTCTCGCGGTCGCGCTGCTGGCGCTTGCCATCCTGACGCCGCCGCATCTCGCGGCGCAGTCCGCGTACCAGACGACGACCTCGGCCCAGCCCGTGGTCATTCAAACGCAGTACGCGCTGATTGCGGTCAGCGCGACCGGTGGCGCGAGCACGCAGGTGACGTTGACCATTCCGACGCCGCCGCCGACGTTCTACAACTATGTCTGCACGATCCACTTCAACGCCTCGCACGACAACACCGCGACGACGGCGCTCTCAAACGGCGTGACCACGTCGACGAATTTCAACAGTTGGGCCCTGAAGTTCTCGCTGAACAACGTCGCGAACCAGAACTATGACTGGTTCGACGCGTGGGGCATCGCCAACGTGGGGTGCGCCCGAAGCGCAGCGGCCGGCACCGCGACCACGTTCGTGTCGCCGACCGGCACCGCCAACATGCAATTCGAGTGGGACGCCACGTATTACCAGGCTCCGTAGGAGGACCGCCAATGTCCGTGATCAAACGCTTCGTCTTCGCCGCTGTCGTGACCACGCTCATGGTGGGGAGCTTGGTCTACGCGCAATCGGCGTATCAGTCGACCACGTCGGCGCAACCGGTCGTGTTACAGACGCAGTTCCCGCTGGTGCCCATCTCCGCGACCGCGGCGGTGAACAACCAGGTCACGCTCACGATCCCGGCGCCGGCGCCGAACTTCTACAACTACGTCTGCTCGTTGCATCTGAACGGCAGTCAGAACGGGACGGCGTCGGTCAACACGAACGTCACGACCAGCAGCACCAATTTCAATAGCTTTGCGCTGAAGTTGTCGTTCGCCGCGACGGTCAACGGCAACCTGGACGTCATCGAAGGCTGGGGGATCGCCAACACCGGCTGCGTCAAGAGCGCGTCGCCCGGCACCGCGACCACGTTCGTGTCGCCCGCGGCCGCGACGAACACCGCGTGGACGTGGTCGGCGAGCTATTACCAAGCTCCGTAAGGTGAGGTGGCCATGAAGCTGCGTCGACTGCTCGCGATCGTCTTCGTGCTCGCGCTGGTGGTCCCGCTCTCGGCGACGACCGTCACGCTGGTTCCCGAGGCGGCTCACACATCGATCGCGTTCGGCCACGTCGGCGATCCCACGGTCGGTGGCTGTTCGTTCTGTGGTCCCACGCCGGTCCACATCAACGCCGGGACGCCCGCGAACAACGGGAACATCAACTTTACGATCGAGTCGTCCGTGTGGCCGACGACGCCGGGATTGACGATGCGCGTGCTGGTTGAACGCTCGCTCGATGGCGGCGCGACCTGGGGGTTCCTCTTGGGCAACGACCCGAGCGACCCAAATGATCACTTCACGAGTAACAGCACGACGAAAGATGGCACGGGGCTGATCAAGTTCGGCACGCGCTGGGGCGGGGAGTCGATGGACTTGCGCGGATCGTTCGTCGTGAATCAGTCATTCTCCTGGGGGATCAGTGCGACGTTTTAGTCTGGCGCTGCTGCTGGTCTGTCTGGCCACGTCGGTGGAGGCGGCGATCGCCAAACGCGAAATCGCCGAGGGCCACACGAGCGGTGCACCGACCACGAGCTGCGCGACCGGAACGTTCGTGACCTCGCCCGTGACGGGCGACACCATCGTCGTCGGCGTGTCGACCTTCGGCCTGGGCATCACCATCTCGGCGCCGACCGACACGCAGTCCAATACCTATACGCAGATCGGCACCACGACGACGACCGCGAACAACGCCAAGCTCGCCGTGTACCGATCCGAGAACGTGACCGGTGGGGCCAGCTTCGTCGTGACGGGCCATGCGAGCGGCAACGGCTGCACGGCGATCGCGTGGGCGCTGTCGGGCGCCGCGACGACGAGCTACAACGGCGATTCGATCGCGGCGACCAATACGGGCGCCAATCCCGCGAGCGGCACCAGCACGCCGGCGCCCGCGGCCAATTCGTTTTTCATCGGCGCGATGACGAACGAATCGACGAATGCAGTCACGGCCGGCTCGGGCTGGCAGTTCGAGACGCGGTCGACGCAGACGGATAACACGAGCTTTCAGGACTTGTTCACTGAAGACCTGACGACGGGCACGAGCAGCTCGGCGCAGAACGCCACCTTCACGGAAGCGAGCGATACGTGGGCCGACCGCGTGCAGAGCTTCGCGCCCGCCGGCGGCGCAGCCACGCCGATGCGGACCTTGCTGGGCGTCGGGACTCACGCGAGGCGATAAGACATGCGCCTCATTTTTCCGATCTACTACGACTACGCCGGCACCTCCAGCCAGCAGGTCTCGGCCGGACCGGCTCGACTCGCGATCTCGGCGCCTGTTGCGGCGCTGCTCGCTGGCGCGGTCCTGCTTGGCGGGGGATCACAATCGATTGCGATCGCGGCGCCGACGGCGCAACGCAGCGCCGGCGCCGTCACGATTGCCGCCGGCGCCAACACGATCGCGCTGACGGCGCCGACGGCCACGCTCGCACCCGGTGCTCGAGCGCTGAGCGCGGGCGCGACGACGATCGCCATCACCGCGCCACCCGCCACGCTGACGCCTGGCGCGCGATCGCTGCCGGCTGGGACGACGACGCTCGCCATCACGGCGCCGACGGCGGCCATCCGTACCGGCAAGGTCCTTTCGGCGTCCACCAGCGCGATCGCGATCACGGCGCCCACGGCGTCGCTGAGCGCTGGTGCGGCGCAGGTGCCGGCTGGTGCGACGACGATTGCGATCACCGCACCGAGCGCGTCGGCCGCGGCGGGCGTCCGAACCCTGACCGCTGCCGCGAACACGATTGCGATCAAAGCGCCGCCAGCGGGAATCAGCCAGGCGTCGACCCTCGCCGCCGGCGTCCAGACGATTGCCCTCGCCGCGCCGGCGCCGACCGTCGTCAGCGGCGCCGTCACGCGGGCGGCTGGAATCCAGACGGTCGCGATCTCGGCGCCGCCGGCCGTCCGGCTGGCTCTGAAGACGCTGGCCGCTGGCACGAACCTCGTCGTCATCACCGCGCCGACGGCGACACGGATCGCGACGGCCGCCCTGCCGGCTGGGACGCAGACGATCGCCGTCACGGCGCCGGTGGCGACGCGCACCGTCACCGCCGTCACACGAGCGGCTGGCGCGAACGTCGTCACGATCACCGCGCCGACGGCGATTCGGCTGAGCGAGACGCGCCTGAACGCGGGCGCGCAGACGGTCGCGGTATCGGCACCCACAGCGACCCTCGTCCCAGGGTCGGTCGCCATCGACAGCGCGTCCGGTGGGACTCAACCGAGCACCGTCGCCCTCATCGCGCCGGCGCCGCGCGTCATAGGCGGCGCCGAGCTCCCGGCCAACATCATCGTCGCGACGGTGACGTCGCGCGCGCCGGTGCGCGCGACGGTGGCGACTGGACCGGCGCGAACGGTCGTCGATGGCGTGCTCCGCACGGTCATGAGTCGCGGCGTCACGCGCACGCTCGTCGTCGCGACCACGGTTGACGCTTATCAAGCAGCGATCCTGGCGGATGGTCCGACGGCCTATTGGCGCCTGAACGAGCTGACGGGCCTCATCGCCAAGGACATCGGCGGTGGCGGTCATGATGGCTCACTCTTCGCGACGGGCATCACACTCGGCCAGCCTGGCGCGTTGGCGGATGGCACGACGTCGATGCTGTTCGACGGAGCGGATACCACACGCATCACCGTGATCTTCAACCCGGTCGGCGGCTCTGTCAGCAGTGCGGTGACGCTCGAAGCCTGGGGAAATCCTGCGACGCTTGCGCAACCGACTCAAAGCACGCTCATCGCCACCGCGTTTCAATCGCACAACTGGGTCAGCGTGCTGCCGACTGGCGCGCTCTCGGTCTCACTGCAGATTGGCGGCAGTCAGCAGCAGCTGACATCCGCGCCGAATGCGGTCGTCGCCGGCGCCTGGCATCACGTGGTGGTCACCTACGACGGTGCCACGATCATCGCCTACGTCAATGGTGTGCAGGTGGGGACGCTGGCAGGGCTCAGCGGCGCGGTCGATCTGGTCGGCACACTGGATCGTTTCGTGATCGGTCGTTATTCACAGGTCGCGGGATCAGGCTTTAATGGCCGGATCGATGAGGTCGCCTTGTACGCCGCCGCGCTGCCCGGGGCGCGCGTGGCCGCCCATTACGCGTTACGGACCGCATCGGCGCCGCTCGCGGCGGGGATCCTGCGCACCGTGGAGTTCTCAGGATGAACGCGACGCAGCGAGACCTAAACGTGAAGAGAATCAACACGATAGGTTCCGATCAGGCGTTCGACGTGGAAACTCAGTCGGACCGCATGAACACGCATCGATCTGAACGACGCTGAGGACACAATGGTCACAAAGTTGGTCACAAAAACGGCGGCGAAACGCGATTCACAGATCGTCACGGAAAGTGGAGCGCGGGAAAAACTGCTGATTGATCTTTGGTAGGTACACCAGTTACTCTCTGAGTCAGCAGATCGGAAGAGGCCCGTTCACCGCGCAGAGGCCCAAACGCGCGGGGGGACGGGCCTTTTGTTTTTTTCCCGCCTTTCCCCCGCGCGCGTAAAACAACAAAGGAACGAAGGGAATGGATCAGAACTCGAGATTCCTCACCGTATCGGAAGCCGCGAAGCTGCTCGACATCACGCCCAATGGCGTGCGCGAGATGGAGAGTCGCGGCGCGCTGCCGTTGGCATTTCGCACAGCGAGCGGCTGGCGCATCTTCGAACGCGCGACCGTGCAACAACTCGCCGAACGCCGCCGATCATCGTTGGAGAAAACCGATGCCGCGGCGTAGATCAGACGCTCAGGCGCCGCGCCCAGCGGTCGAGCCGTTCATGCTGCGCGTACGTGACGTCGCCGCATTTCTCGGCGTGAGCGAGCGACAGATCTTCATCTGGGTTCGTGAAGGGATTCTGAATCCCGTTCGCATTCCCGGCTTACGCGCAGTCCGATTCACACGCGAAGCCGTCGAGCGCCTGGCGCGGAAGTGGGCCGGCGAATCTGAAACGACGATCCAGCTCACGCGGCAGCTCACGCCGGAGACCGCGACGCTCAGATGATTCACGCGCCACTGGAAATCGTTGAAGGCTGGACCGGCGCGCTGCCGTTCACATTGAAAGCGGACGGTCTCGGCCTCGACATTCTCGGACTGCGAATTCAGGCGGTACTGGAAGACGCGAACGGCGTGACCGTGTTCGACAGCAGCGGCAAGCTCACGCTCACCAACGGCGAGATCGGCGAGCTGGTGTTGAATCCGAGTAGCTCGGACTTCTACGTCTCAGGCTCACCATTCCGTTTGCGATTTCGTCTGACCGATGTCGGAAACCGCGTCCCGAGCGGTGAGCATGCGCCGCTGATTCGAGTGTTCTCGCGATGAGCCCGCTCGCGCCGAAGGGGCCGTGTCGCACGCCGGCATGTTCAGGCCGCGGAACACACCGCGGATTCTGCGCGAGCTGCTCGAAGAAAGAGCGCGCGGCGCGGTTCGTGCGAACACATCAACATCTCTACGATGCGAAATGGCGACGCACGTCCAAGGACTTCCTTCGCGTGCATCCCACATGTGTGTACTGCGGCGCGGCATCACAGCTCGTCGACCATCGCCGCGCGCACAAGGGAGACCGCGCGCTGTTCTGGGACCCGAGCAACTGGGCACCGAGCTGCAAGCGATGCAACGCGAAGAAGGGAATCGCGGCCGAGGGTGGATTCGGACGCGAGCCGACGACGAGCAGGCAGCAGCCTGCACCAGTTTCGGAGGATTGGGGGTAGGGGGGTCGAAAAGTCCCTCCGGTGGCCGCGCGCGAGTCCGCGGGAGGCAAATTCGGACGTTGGCAGCAAAATGAAAAAAATTCTAGCGGGTTGTACCAATGGCAGGCGTTAAGGGGCAGCGCTCCGGCGGCCACAACGCCAAGTCGGCACGAGAGCACCGGATCGAGGGCACGTACCGCGCCGATCGCCACGCTCACCTCGAAACGCTGGCGCCACCGAAGGGTCGACCGACTCCGCCGCGGCCGCTCGCCGGCGCCGAGCTCGCCGAGTGGGAGCGGATGTGCGATCGCCTCGAACACGCCGGGACGCTCTCGATCGTCGACGACGCAGCGCTGTTCGAGTACGTGCAGTTGTTCGCC